CGATAATTCAAAGCTAGAATCAAAGAAAAAACATTGTCATCAGATGAATGTAGGAAATGCCATCAACCAATTCGAGGCGGTTGAGTTTATGTCAAAGAATTATGATAGATTCTTAGTAGTAGAGGACGATGTTATTTTAAGCAAAGATTATTTAAGATTAGTCAATATTCTAGCTGATCAGTATCTAAAAGACGATGTGTTTAGTGTTTCGCTTAACTTCAAGAGAATGTGCAAGCGTAGAGAAATAGATAGTAATTTAGATAAAGTGGATTATATTTCACTTCATTGGTGGGCTGAGATGTGGTCAAGCGAGCAGTGGCATAAGGTTCGACCGTATTTTTTAGAATACTATGATCTAGTTAAAAATGTAGACTACCAACAGCGACCAAGCGAAAAGATTAAAAAATTATTTCATTCAAGTGGTTTAATGATACCCCAGACATCACAGGACGCAGGCAAAGACTACGCTTTATACAAAGCAGGGATGAAACGAATCAACTCAATCGTAAATAGGGGATTTTATATTGGTGAAAGTGGTATGCACTTTAATCCACATTTATATCAGCAAATTGGATATAAATATCAGAAGCCCTTTGAGTTTAAGAGCGATGAAAAGTTAAATGCGTTTATTATGCGGTAATTATGCAATTATATTACTCTCCCCTACCCTATCAGCTAAAAATGCAACCAACAACTTGAGGAAAACACAGGCATATTGTGGCAGAGTAGGGGAGGAGTGTTATAATAATTTTAATAGCAAATAATGCAACTATGACAAAAACATCCATAAGAAGAGAGATCAAACAAGATAGAATGACAACCAGAGGTATGAGGTGGAAGTTTGAACACGGGAGAATAGTTTATATCGTACACGGAACTAAAGAGGATGCAGTTAACAAATTATGCGAGATGTTGAATATAAGCGATGAACCAAAGAAAAAGAAAAGAAGAAAAAAAAAGGACTTTAGCTAATGGCTTACAACACACAAAACCTACTAGCCAAAGCAGAAAAGATTATTCCAGAAAAGAATTTGGTATTTATTGAGGATGTAGCCGTCTTTTTGGGTATATCAATATCAACTTTTTATGATCATTTTTCAAAGGAATCAAAGGAATATAAAAGAATAGCTGACCTACTTAATAAAAATTCAGTAGAAACCAAATACGAACTTCGCAACAAATGGTATGAGAGCGACAACGCCACACTACAAGTTGCACTAATGAAACTACTAAGCACAGATGAGGAAAGAAAAAAACTCAACTCTTCTTATGTGGATGTAACAAGCAAGGACGAAAAAATAAGTACATCAACCGAAGACATAGCTTCTTTAATAAGGGAGGCAATAGAAGCAGATGACAAAGAAGCAGATTAAAGCAATACGCTATCTTGTATCTAGTTATTTCAAAGATGATAGAGGCAAGCCGTTTCATTTAACAGTTGGAGAGTGTGAGATATTCAAAGCTGTATTAGATCGGCGTATTAAGTGGCTATGGTTATCAGCACCTACTCGTTATGGCAAAAGTGAAACCCTAGCACTAGCAATAATCTATCTAGCGGTATTTGAAAAGTTAAAAGTTCCAATCGTTGCAGGTTCAAAAGACAAAGCTAATAAGATAATGGACTACATTATCAAGCATATAGCAGATCATCCAGATTTATACGCAGGGCTTATCAATGTTAAAGGTAAAGCAGAAGTTGAAAAGCTAAAAGTTAAGATGAGCAAGGATGTTTTAAGATGGTCTGATGGTGGATGGATATTTGTTACATCAGTAGATTCGAGATCAATTTCAAAAGAAGGCGAGGGTGTAGTTGGTGAAGGTGGTGATGTGGTTATTTTAGAAGAGGCAGGATTGATTAAACAAGACAACCAATTCTCAAAAATAGTTAGAATGCCAGAACACGCCAATGGTTGGGGCAAACTAATTATGAGCGGGAACTGCGTTGAGAATAGTGTGTTTGAAAAAGCATACAACGATGATTTATATACAAAGGTTAGAATTTCACTCGAACAAGCTATTGAAGAAGGAAGGTTCACACAAGAGGAATTAGATCAGAAAAAGACCCAGACTACAGTTAAGGACTGGAAGCGATACTATCTAGTTAAGTTCCCAGACGCTAATGAGTTTGCATACTTCAAGCCAAGTAAATATGAGTACATACCAAAAGAACTAGAATACTATGGTGCTATCGACCCATCGCTAGGAGAGCAGGCAAAATCAAGCAAAATCGGCATTGTGGTGCTAGGGAGGGATGATGGAGGACAAATATATGAAGTTGAGAGTATAGTCGAGCATATAAAACCAGATGAAGCTATCCGCTTAATATTTAACTTCCCATACAAGTTTGAAAGATTTGTGTTTGAGGCTATCCAATTTCAAAAGTATTTTTTAGAGGTAACAGATAATAAGAGTAAAAAGGAAGGCTTATATATACCGTTTGAGGGTATAACACAATCAAGAAATAAAACCGAGAGAATTGAAAGCCTAGAGCCTCACATAAACAATAAGCATATTTTATTCAAAGGTGATAATGATTTATGGAAGGATATGCAGGATTATCCAGAAACAGAATTTTTAGACGGTCTTGACGCACTAGAGATGGCTTGGAGGACTATGCAAGAGGGAGATGTCGAGTTTTCTTTCGTGTGATAAGATAGTTATATATCAACTACGTTAAGAGAGCCTCAGGAGTTCCACAACAATGAATGAACATATTTCAAAAAACACTGCAAACAGTACAAAAGAACTTTCTAGGGTTGGGTTATTCAGTTACTTCTTGGGCTTGGAACTTACCAGGGAAGTGGAATAAACGCCAACAACTAGAGCAATACAATAGATATGTCTACACAATAGTTTCAGCCTTCGCAATAGATTTCGCAAAAACAAAATACAAAATGTTGAGAACTCTTGGAGATAAAACTCAGGAAACTACGCACGATCTTATTGATTTACTAGAAAAACCCAATCCAACACAATCAGGATTTCAATTCAGAGAGTTACACGCTACCTATATGAAGTTAGCAGGTGAGTCATTCTGGTATTTGGTAAGGGGCAAGATAACAGGACTTCCAAAAGAGATTTACTTAATTAGACCTGACTTAATGGATGTTGAGATAAACGATGACAAAATTGGTACTGTTAAAAGATATGTTCTTAATTTAGCAGATGGAAGCAAAGAATATTTCGAGCCAAATGAGATAGTACATCATAAGTATCCCAACCCAATGAACCCGTGGCGAGGTATGGGAGTGGTAGAAGCAGGAATGACTTATTTACAGACAGAGGAGTATTCAAGCACTTGGACTAAAAACTCTATTTATAACTCTGGTAGACCGTCAGGCATTCTTAATCTAAAAGGCAAGATGAATGATGAGCAATTCGATCAGTTAAAAGAGAAGTTTAGAAGTGAATATACGGGTACAGCCAACGCAGGCAAGACATTATTATTAAAGGGATTTGACGGCATTGATTGGGCTAAACTAGGAATGGATTTAGAAGGAATTGACTTGCAGAAGGTCAAGGACATCTCAAGAGAAGATATTATGTTTATGTTTAGGACTTCCAATACGATTATGGGAATCACTGATGATGTAAACCGTGCCAATTCTAAAGAGATGAGAGGCGTGTGGATGGAGAATGTTATCAAACCTGAACTAGATAGATTTGTAGATCAGATTAACTTCTCACTTGTTAGTGAAAAGAACTTAGAAATTGATTATGTTGACCCCAACCCTGAAACAATAGCCGATAGAGTGGATGAGTGGACTGCTGGAGTTGATAAGTGGCTAACTAAAAACGACATTATCAGGGAACGCAATCAGATATTGGGTACAGATATCCCAGAAAAAGAAGCGGGGGATATGATTTGGCAACCTGCCTCACTCATACCTATGGAGATTAGAGAAGAACCAGAAGAAGAGGAAGAACCAGAAAAGGAAAAGCCAGACGATAAAGACGAAGAGCCAGAAGAAACGGAGGAAGAGCCAGAAGAGAAGCATGTTTGTGAACATGTGCATAAAGATGTGGAAAAATCTCGATATGAAAGAGGTGAGATTATGCGTAAAGATTTATTCACCGAGCAAGAACAATGGGAAGAACCATTTAAGATACAAGTAGATAAAGTATTTGAGAAACAAAGAAAACAGATTTTAGACAGGGTTAAGTCTGTAGATAAGAACTTTGAAGAGTGGTTATTTGACAAGATTGAATCTTCACTACTTTGGAAGGATTTAATAATGCCTATTGCGGTTGAGATATTGCAATCACAGTCTAGGCATATGTTTAATTTTGTTGATGATGATAGTGTACAGGGTGAGTTAGAAATAACCCCTGCTTTAAGAAACACGCTTGAGGCAAGAATTGAGAGATGGGCATTTGATGTTGATGAGGATACCAAAGACGCTATAAATGACTCAATGGCAGAGGGAGTATCACAAGGTGAATCTGTAGCTGATTTAAGAAAACGAATCAATAAAATATACGATCAGGCTACCACCACACGAAGTACAAGAATAGCCAGAACTGAAACAATACACTTATCTAATTTAGCCTCACTTGAAGCTATGCAACACTTACCCTCAGTAGTTGGTAAAGAGTGGATGACTAATCCTGGAGCGTGTGAATATTGCCAGCCTCTCAATGGTCAGGTAGTTCAGCTTGGAACTAACTTTGTCAATCAGGGCGAAGTAGTTGAAGGAGTAGACGGAGGGACATTCGTAGCTGATTATGAGGATATATCGCACCCCCCTTTGCACTGTAATTGCCGTTGTACTATTTTGCCCGTAAATAGGCAAGAAATGAAATCATACAAGATAGATCATTTAGAGGAAAAGTACGATGAATTAGACAAGCGAACCAAAGAAGCTAAAGACATACTGGAACAAATTACTAAACTAAAAAACGAAAATGACAATTGAAATAATCAGAGGTGATGACGAGCAATTTGAACTCACATTCACCGACATAGACGGAAACGCAATTGATTTAACTGATGGAACGGTTTTCTTTACTGTTAAGGAAAGTTTATCTGATGATGACGATGACGCTTTAATAACAAAAGAAGTCACTGAGTTTGCAAACCCAGAATTAGGAATTGCTAGATTAACTTTATTAAAAACAGAAACAGATATCGCAGAGGGTAGATACTTTTATGATGTTCAGTTCAAGGATTCTTCGGGTATGATATCATCAACTGTAAGAGATAAGTTTTATGTTAAAAAAGACGTTACATTAAGAACTAATTAAAAAGAAGGCTCATATATGAGTGCAACAGTAAGTATCAGAAGGTGGACGGGTTCATCTGGTGACCCCACCAAAACTGACATAACAAGTATCAATACCAGAGCTAATGCAGAGGACGCACACTCTACAGCAGGAACGAGTAATTCAATTCTAATTCCTGAGGCTGGAAGCAATTACTCTTATTGGGTAAATACTCGTCTTTCAGTTGACACTATAAGTGGCGGAACTGTAGACAATATTAAGTGGTACTCTGATGGATCAAATGGATTTGGCACGGGTGTCACTTGTGTTGGAAACAGTGCTGATGACTATGTACAGGCTACAGGTACACCAGGAGAAACAGGAGATGTGTTAAACGAAACCAATAACACAGAGCTAACTGCCGCACCAACTGATGTGTTTGGGTTTACATCTGCATCACCCAAGTCAATCACTGGCTCGGCTTCAACCACAGGCGATGTTGGACAATTCTTTGTTTATCAAATGGTAATTGCTAGTACTGCAGGCTCAGGGGCTACAAACCAAGAGACTTTCACTTGGCAATATGACGATACTTCGTCTTAATTAAATTAAACTCGCAATACAATGCGAGAAAAGCAATAAAATGCAATGGAAAGCAGTCTATACAGACGGAACATATCTAGACCAGATTGAACCATCCGGCAACAAAAACGCTTATAAAGATATCCAAAGGGATAAATTAAAATACTTTGAACTCTGGGATAAAGACAAGCGTATTATTTCACTTCGATTCTTCAAAGGTCAGCGACTCATTTGGAGGCGTAGAACTATTTTAAGAACAGGTCAAGAAAAACAAGTAATTCACCTCATTGGTAAACAAGAAACTGTAAATGGTAAAAACTATCAGGGTATTATTGCAGTATTTGAAGATGGTCGTGTTGAAGTAACTGGCAAGTTTGAAGAAGATCATCCATTCTTTAAGCCAGTTGTTATCCACGAGGATGAGGGTGAGGAGTGGAATGAGTGAGTCAAAATCACATTCTACTGATTCATTTTTAGAAGCTGGTACATCTCAAGCAGGTGGCTTAGGTATTGGTCCATTTGGAGGTTTTGCAATAGGTGGTATAACACTCGGTAAAACTTTACAAACGGTTCAACTTTATCACAATACTGACTCTTTATTAAAAACTAGAGAAACAAAATCACATACTACTGATTCATTTTTAAGAACTAGGGAAATTAAGGTTCACACCACCGACTCTTTTTTGCGAAGCACACAATCTTTAACTCATTCAACTGATAGTTTACTTAGGCAAGCAATTTCAAAAATCCACAGGACGGATTCTTTGCTTAGAGAAACAGATACAAAGTCGCACACAACCGATTCGCTACTTAAAACTATCGAATCATTACAGCATTCCACAGATTCTTTATTAAAGACTGTCAATCAAGTTGAGCATTCTACCGACTCGTTATTAAAAAGCCGTTTTTCAGCCTCTCACAGCGTTGATTCTCTGGTACGAGCAGGGGAAACTATCTCACATAGTACAGATTCTCTATTAAAACTCGTAAACACCCTATCTCACACGACCGATTCACTATTAAAAAAGTCATTCAGTCTATCTCATTCAACCGATTCATACCTTCAATCTTTGGCTGTCAATGAACTTCACCACAATACTGATTCGTTACTACGATCTATCAACGAAGTTTCGCATAGCACAGATTCTTATTTAAGAGCCAAACAGACTTTAGATTTAACTCACTCTACAGATTCGGTACTTAGATCAATTAACGAGTTAGAACACTCTACTGATAGTTTAATTAGATTAACTGGTGAATTAACTCACAGCACCAATTCACTACTTAGGAAGTTAAGCGAGATATCACACAGCACAGACTCGGTACTTAGAAAACAAAATACTGTATCCCACTCAACAGACTCATTCTTAACTCAGGTGGGGGTATTCGCAAAAGAACATAGCACAGATTCATTGTTAAAGGAAAAGTTAACAAAAGATCATTCTGCAGACTCATTGTTGAGGAGTGTACAGGAGGTTGCACATTCTACCGATTCTTATTTAAGACCTTTAACAATCGTTAGACATACGACTGATTCGCTACTTAGAAAAGCAGAATCTATTTCTCATAGTACGGATTCATTGTTAAAAAGAGTCTATGAAATATCACATAGTACGGATTCTTTACTTAGAGTTTGCAAAGATATACTTTCGATATTTGTAAGTGTTACAAGCCTTAAACCAAGCGTAAATATAACTAGCTTAAAACAATCAGTTAGTATTGAAAAAATAGAATTTGATACACTAATAGAAGATCAAAAGATTAACACACAGATAGTACACGATAAAATAATTATTAGTATAAGAAAACTATGATTGAAGTTAGATGTAAATACTGCGGTAGATTACAGATGAAGCTAGATTTTGGAGTGGGTGAAATAAAATGCGGTAGATGTGGGCGTATAGTTAAATTCAAGGTAACAACTCAATCACTTGATAGGTTTGTTGAAAAATTAAAGATCAGAGATGAGCAAGTTAAGGAAACTTGACAATTATCGCAATTCGTGCAAAAATAGATTTAATCTTCGAAAGCCGAGAGCTTCCCCTTAGAAAACCTAGAGTTTCATAATAGTAATTTGAGATCACTGAATCCGTCTACTATGACGGATTTTTAGTATCTGAAAGGTAAACAAAATGGCAGGATTTGAAAATTTCCACATTGGAGCTGGCGAGTTATCCGTCAACTCTCAAGATGTGGGGCATACAACTCCCGAAGGGATTGTTGTGAATGTTGAACCCAATGTTCACTTACATCAATCGGGAAAGTGGGGAACAACCCCAGTTAAAGCCTCTATTCTTGGATATGAGGTAACAGTTCAAATCACAATGGCTGAAACCACTCTTGAGAATTTAAAGCGAGCGATCGCTGGTTCTACAACTGGTGGTAGCAACCTTGAGATTGGCGGTCTAGCAGGACGTGAAGTTGAAGGGAATGAGATTGTTCTTACCCCCTTTGATGGAACTGAAAGCTGGACATTCCGCAACGCTGTTCCTACATCTCCAGTAGAGGTGTTATATCAAGTTGAAAACGAAAGAGTCTATCAGGTCACCTTCACAGCCTTAGTTGATGAAGATTCACCAGAAGATTCAAACGTTGTATTCGTAAGTTAATGAAAAAATCACTACTTACAATTACTAAAGCAAAGGACTTAGGTGAAGGAATAATTGAGGCAATAGTCGCCTCTGATAGCCAAGATAGACATGGAGAAATCCTAGACTTGAAAGGCTTAGATACTTCAAAGTATATGCAAAACCCCGTAGTTTTATGGGCGCATGATTATTCTCAACCTCCAATTGGCAGAACTTTAAGTCTTAGAAAAAGTGAGGGAAAGTTGATCGCAAAAATACAATTTGCAATTAACGAAGACTCATTTGCTCATAAGATTTACAAGTTATATAAGGGTGGGTTTATGAAAGCCTTTTCTATTGGGTTTATACCCAAAGAAATGGATGGAGACACGTACACCAAAGCCGAGATGATTGAACACTCATCTGTACCAGTTCCAGCAAACCCAGAGGCTTTAGCTTTAGCAGTTAGCAAGGGCTTAATTAAAGAAAAAGACCTTGAATTATTTGCCGAGAGGCAGAAAGGATTAGAAATGACTTTAAAAGAAATTCTGGCAAAAAGACCAGAAGATTTAACTGGCGAGGAAAGAGCCTTCCTTATTGAAAAGTCAGCAGAATTAACAGAGGCTCAAAGAAAAGTCTACAAAGATGTGCTTCCAGAGGAAAAAGAGGAAGTTGTCGAAGAGGAACAAGAAGAGGAAAAAGATGAGGTTAAAGAGGAACTAAAATCTTTAAGCGAGGCGGTGAGTAAAATCACTAAATCACTTGATAGTGTAGTAACTCATAAAAACATCAACTTCTCCTCAAAAACTAAGTTCTCTGGTGAATTAACCAAAGAAGAGAAAACAAAACTTTGGTTCAAGGGTTTGGTAACTAATGACTTTGGTGAGTATCACGAAGTTGTTGGCAAACAAGCAATGACCACCGATGACAACGGAGCAATTATCCCTCCAGAGGAGTTTATTGCCGAGGTTATGCGTCTTGAGGAAGAGTACGGAGTTGCTTCCAGATATGCAAATGTCAGAAGAACAACCAACGCTTCACTAAGAGGTATTAAAGGCGGTGATGACTTGGAATTTGTTAAAACTTCTGAACTTGGATTAAAAGCCAAGCAGGGAACTTCATACGAGCAATATAATCTATCTCACCTAGAGTACACAGGTATAGTTCCTGTATCTGATACTTTACTTGAAGATAGTGCTATTGACTTGTGGAGAGATTTAACAGGCAGATTCGCTCGTGCCAATGCCAAGCGACAAGATGAGTTAATCTTCACCGAGAACGACACGGATGATGATGTGTACGGTATCTTAAACGCTACTGGTACAGCTCAAATCTCAGTTGGTGCAAGCATTGCGAATTTTGACGGAAAGGAAGGCGTAGATGTTCTTAACGAAATGCTCTATGCAGTTCCAACCCCCTCAATGAGCAATGGAAGGTTCTATCTACATAGAACTGTTCTTGGAAGAATCCAGAGAATGAAAGACGATGATGGTCGTCATATCTGGTCACCAGGAATTGATGGCGGAGTATCAGGTACAATCTGGGGAATGCCTTACACCTTAACCGAGGTATTACCAGCATTAACAGAGATTGAAGATGGTGACCCATTTATGATCTTTGGTGATCTGAGAAATACCATTCTTTCAATCAGAACTCCTATGCAGACACAATTCTTTAATACAGGCGTAATCACTGATAGTGATGGCAATGTGTTATTGAACTTAATGCAACAGGACGCTCAAGCTATCAGAGCTAGGGTAAGAATGAACCAAGTTCATGTCTTCCCAGAAGCCTACAGCGTATTAGTTGCAGGTGATATTAGCTAAAAACTAATAGATAGTATGCAATTGCCCCACCTTTGTGTGGGGCTTTTGCGTTTGTGTTATACTTAAAATATGCTTAACTTAAAAGAAATAATCCACCAAGCAATTATCAAACCATTCAAGGTAAAAGATGTACACAAATCAAGCAATGGTCGAAGACATCCTGCAAAGAAGTCTGACAGACCACGAAGAAAGAATACTAACTGAGGCTATCCAAGCAGTGAGCAACTCTATTAACGCTTATACAAATAGGCGATGGTTTAGTTTAGGCGAAACAGAGGCAGAAGAGGAAACAAGATATTTTGACGGTAACGGTAAAAGAGAGTTATTTATTGACGATCATACATCAATTTCACGACTTAGGTTTTTAGACTCACTTGGAAGTGTAACGGTAACAGTTCCCAGTACCTCATTTGTTTCAAGACCTCAAAATACAGAGTGGAAAAACAGCATTTTACTTAGAGATAGACATTTCCCCTCGGTAAAGTCATCAGTTGAAATCACAGGAGTTTTTTATACAGGCACTTGTCCGATAGAAGTACAAATGACTTGCGCAACTTTAGTCGGTCATTTTTTCTCAAGTTCAAGAAATGTCGGTGATTTCAAAAAGGAAAGTATTGAAGGCTATAGTTACGAGATTCTCACAGGAGAGGAGAGGAGCGCACAAGATAAAGCCACTTTCGATAAAATCGATCATTGGCGAAAGGTATCACTCTAATGCTAGATCACGCAATGGAGCAAACAGCTTATATTATCGACACATCATATAACGATGACGGCGATCAGGTTATGAGTACATCAGAACAAATCGTCTGTAGATTTAGGTGGATAACTGACCTAGAACGACCCGCCAATCGTGAAGAGATAAGATCAGACGCTATGTTATGGGTTAAGTCAGATGAGGATATAGAAGAAGGCACAATTATTAAGTTTGAAAGTGATTTTTTTAGAGTTAAGCGAGTAACGGAAGCAAGAAGACTTCGAGGCAATCAAACTTATTTTCTCAAGTGTTTACTAGATAAATACGCAGGAGGTATTGAGAGTGGCAGTTAAAATAGTTGATAACTCAAGCAAATTTATAAAAGAAGCAGAAAAGCAAATCAATCTAGTTCTAGCCTCTATCACTACCGACATTTACAGGTTATCTCAAGCACAAGTGCCAGTATCAGAGGGTGGCGGACATTTACAATCGTCTGGTCAAATAGTGCCAGGACATCTTAAATATTCGATTAAATACAACAAAGAATACGCTTCATATCAGCACAGGGGAATGAGAAGAGATGGAACGCATGTTGTTAGAAACTATACATATCCTGGCAAAAAAGCACACTTCTTATCTGACCCTGCCGACACTATTATGAGAAATAAAGAATCTTACTTAAAAAGACATATAAAATGACAATCATCAAAGACATACACTCATACTTAAAAGATGAAGGCATTACCGATATCTACCGATCAAAAGCACCTGTCGGGGTTGAAAATGTTATTTGGATTGTTGAATCACCCTCACCTGCTCCCAATCCTGCCATTGGTTATTATGAGCAGAATCTTGATTTTTGGTGCAGATTTAGATTAACTGACAGCGGTAGAACAGCACTTGAAGCTATTGAAACACTTTTGCATAGAAAAGAATCATACGACACTACCAATTTTCATGTTTATTTATCTGCTCTTAACAATTTAATCACAGATATGGGCGAGGATATTGAAGGACGCAAACTTTATCAATTATCAATGAGGTTTATCTATCGTGAACAATCTTAACTTAGATGAGTTAGTACCAGAAGTAAAAAGTATTACATTAGCAGGCAAGGATTATGACTGCTATCCGCCAACCATAGAACAGATGTTAAGAATTGCTGACTTAGAAAATAAGTTAAAGTTTGTTAAAACAGAGAATGAAGCAGTTGATTTAATAAATAATACTCTTAATCCAGTTGTGCCAGATATAGATTGTTCTAAAATAACCAAAGATCAGCTATTAGCTTTAACACAATTTATATTAAGTGGAACTATCCCTGAAAGATTAAAGGATAAACTGGGTAAAAAAAAACAAGAATCTCTAAGGCAATAGCTTTATTTTTACATCACTATCAAGGTTATAAATTAGAAGATGTGTTGAAGATGAAGGCTATATCTTTTAACATAATGTTAGACGAGGCGATGATTGTTGAGGCAGAGCAGAATTACTTTAGTCTTTATTCAAGTATCTTTCATAAATTAAAACCACAGGAAATAAAAAATAAACTAAACAGACTAACTAAAATCTTTACAGAAGAAGGCGAAAAAGAGCCTGATGATATAATTAAAGATAGACAAAGTCTAAAAGAATTATTAAAAAACAAGAGACCCCTGTCGTGAGTCCAAATTAAAGGAAGAATATGTCTGAGCAACTCGGCTCAATTATTTGGACAATCACAGCTAAAGCAGACGACCTAGAAAAAGGTTTGAAATCTGCACTAGATAGAGTTAATGTCTTCAAGGATAAAACTGAATCTGCTGATAAGTCTACCTCTACATTTGAGCAGACAATGGGCTTACTGGCTCAGTCATTTAGATCAGTAGATAGCGAGGCTTCATCTACATCTAACCAACTCCAAAACTTAACACAAACAATTCTTCAATCTGGAAAGGCTAGTGAAGAACAAGCTGAAATTATTGCCAAAGCCTATTTAGATCAACAAAAATTATCAGAAGAGGCAACAAACGCAATAGAAGCTCATTCTGAGGCTTCCGAGGATGGTAGTACCTCATCAACAAGGTTTGCAGACGCACTAAAGGATGTTGAAAAACAATCAAAAGAAAGCACAAAGGGAATCACTAATCTAAAAACAGCAGTCAATGCTTTAATAGGTGGATTCTTAGGTCTAAAGGTTGTTAGAACGATTGTAGATCAATTTAAGCAGTCAATAGAAAAAGCACACGAGATGAATCGTGTGATGACCCAGACACAATCAACTATTGCTTCGACTGGAATGGTTGCTGGCGTAAGTGCTGAACAGGTCAAAAAAATGGCTGATGAGATTCAGAACAACACAGCTATTTCAACCGCTTCTGCGCAAGCTGGTATGAATATGCTTTTGCAATATACGAGAATAGGACAAGATGTCTTCCCAGAAGCGACTCAAGCGATGATTGATATGGCTACCGCTACAAATGGCGGAGTTATACCATCAGTTTCACAACTTGAATCTACCGCAAAACGATTAGGCTCTGCTCTTAATGACCCTTTTAAGGGAATTCAAAGACTAACTGAATCAGGTATTACTTTTACAGACCAGCAAAAGAAGCAAATTGAGGTATTGGTTGAAAGCGGAAGGGTAGCGGAGGCACAGGGTATTATTTTAGATAGATTAAGGGTTTTTCAAGGTAGTGCAGAACATCAAGCTGGTACATTTGAAGGACAAATTGCCAGGCTTAATAATCAACTAGATAATATAAGACAGCAAGTTGGAAACTCTGTTTTACCTGCTTTAACGCATTTTGTTGAAGGAATAGAGATTGGAAAAGGAGCTACTAATGGTTTAATTTGGGTTATTAGAGGACTGGCTAGTGCGTTTGTTGGGATTATTACGCTTGCAAGATCAGTTGGGATAGTTCTAAGCACGGTATTTGCTTCAATAGCCTCTGCCCTACAGGGTGATTTTAGAACCGCAGGCAATGTTATTAAAGGATTGTTTAACGATCTTATAACAGAAGGGGCTAGAGCGCAGGAAACAATTACTAATATCTGGTCTGATGAAACTAGCAAACAGACGGGGTTTGCTATGCAGGAGTTTGAGAATCAAGAACTAGCCTCTGGAGAAAAATCAAAAAAGATAATTCAGGATTTAGAAAAAGAAACTGAGGCATACAAAAAAGCTACTGAAAAAAGAAAAATACAGTTTGAAAGATCACTTGCTGATTTAATATGGGCGCACCAAGATAAGGTTAAGGAGTTGCGATCTGATATTAAAACCGAAGAAGAGGATTTTGCAAAAAGCATGGCTGAAAGGACTAAAAAGTTCACTGAGTCAATGCGAGAGATGGAAGAGGCACACTTAAAAAAGGTTGAAACACTTGAAAAACAATTGTCAAGAGAGGAGCAAAAACAGGACGATAAAGTAGCTGATGTACTTAAAAATGGGAAAGATCAACTTGATGAAGAAGAAAAGCTATTCAAGAAGCGTGAGGCTATACTTGAATCACAGCTTGAAAATGAACTTGCTAAGGGCAAATACGCCTCACAATCTGTTTTAGAAACTTTAAGAAGAAGACTAGATAATGAAAGGACAATACACGCTAATAAAGTTGATGAGATCAAACAACAAATTGAGGATGAAACACAGAAAGCAATTGACTCTAATCAAGAGAGAATTGAAGACTTACAAGACAGATTAAAAGAGGAAACAGAAAATCTAAAAAAAGAAAAGGAAAGTCGAGAGCTATCTTATGAAGAGGAAACTACCAAATTACAGCAAGAGCATAATACAAGAGTTAGTAATTTTAGAACAAGTTTAGATGAAGAGTTGGGGATATTGGGTCTTCATAAAGAGAGTGTTGATAAAGTAAAAGATCAAGCAAGACTTGATGATATATCAAGATTAAAGAGGCAGTTTGAAGAACAGGCACGAGAAGAAGATGAAAACCACCGTCAAAGAATGTCTGACATTAGAACAAGGGGAGCTGACGCAGGTTCTTCATACGGTCAGTTTTTCAACGACGGATTAAAAGGAACAATCCCACAGGTACAAGATACTTCAAAAAGCATTGCTGATACTTTAGCAAGAACAACTAGAACGAACTCATTTAGCGATGGTAAGACAATGGGTAGTTTATTTATGGATGGGTTAAAGTGGTCAATTAGTAATAATAAATATAGTTTAAGAAGTTATGTAGAAGATACTTTCAAGTTTGCAATCAATCCTATCTGGGGTTTATCAAGTAGTATTGGTAATTTATTTGGTTCTAAGGGATATCCAGCTTTTGCAGACGGAGTTGAGAACTTCTCGGGTGGAATGGCTTTAGTTGGCGAAAGAGGTCCAGAGATTGTTAATCTACCAAGAGGGTCTGATGTAATACCAAATGAAGAGATTGGAAATATGGGAAATGCTACTGTAAACATAGGGCAGGTGAATGAACGAGCAGATATTGATATGATAATTAGAGAATTAGGATTTAAGTCATCAATACAATGAAACAAATAAAAATAATTGATCAAGATACTAGCGAGTCATTTACATTTTATGATAATGCAAATGGGACTATTTTAAGATCGTTCGATGGTTTTGAGTATCCAGAGGTACTTGCTTCAATAGAGGATGTGGCAGGTAAGGGAGGGGCGCATTATATAAATTCTAAGTTTGGCAGACGAAGGATGTCGTTTCAAGGTGATTTGGTTGGTGATAAGTTTACACAACGCAGAGAATTATTAACCGTAGCTCGTCAGCGAGGCACAATGAAACTTTTTGAGGTTACAACCTATGATGATCTACTTTTAAGATTTGAGGCTGAAATCATCCGCTTAACAATGCCCTACACACATCAGATTCATTCATTCTTATTTGAACTTCAATCACCAGATTGGAGGTTATTCTCACAAACAGAGGAAGAAGAAACTGTAACAGTTGGTGGTTCAGACACCATCACCAACAATGGAACCGAATTAACTGATGTAATATTCACAATTACTGGTCCAGGAACTTCAATTAATATAGAGAATCTTAGTTCTGGAGAATCTTTTTCTATAGATGATTTAATAGCTGATGATGAGGTAATAATTGATACATTAAATAAAACAGTAACTAAAAACGGAGATAATTCTTACTCGATATTTACGGGTGATTTTTTTGGCTTACAACCTGGAGATAATACAATAGTTTTTAATGTATCTGGTAGCACAGGGGCTACTTCATTAATATTAACTTACAGACACGCCTACAATGGCATATAGGAGGATTTATGATCTTTACATGGAAACTACAAGGAGTATCAGATACAGAGATAAGCGAAACAGATTATCTTTTATTCTCTGCTGGTACTTATAACTCTAATGTTATTGTGGGAGAGTTTAACGACTCAACCCATGTAAAAACTGAGGCAGGGGCAGACAAGTCAAGTGCTAATGCGCCAAACAATAATAAATATATCTCAGCAACAGAAGTATCATTAAACGGAGGGGCTACACAAGATTTAGATACAGCTACAGATTCAGATGCGGTTTTAACCATAAATGTAACTGACGGAACTTTTGCAATCCAGGATGCTTTATTTTTTACTTTTAACGGTTCTAGTCCTTCTCAGCAGGCTTTGAGAATAGATACTTACTCAGCAGAGGTTGGAGATACTAACTGGAGTCATTCAATAAACAGAACCCACGCCCTCACATTAACAGACAAGACAACTGACTCATCACACGATTATTATATTTTGTTATCAATTAGTCCTACAAATCCAGGTATTTGTAATGGCACAATGCGACTTGAAGGAGTAATGTCATGAAATTTGATTCTAATTTGCCAGATCATTTTTTCTTTAAGGATTGGGGAAAACCTCAGAGTGTTAAATATTTACATCCATTTATTTCACAAAGAGGTGGCGTAAATAGTGACAAGGTTTTTAATATTATCGAATTAGACTATGGAGAATTTAAGTTGCAAATTTGTATAGATAATAATAATTTTTGGGCTAAAAAATGTTAGGATTTGCTTCACTAGGCTCATTTCCAATCGGCGCACCGTGTTGTTTTAGTATTGCCGAAATATCTGATCGTCTAGTACAGACATACGGAATTCAGGAAGCAACAGATGACAGACAGTTGATGACTAAGGGTACATATATTTTTGAAATGCCTCTTAGCTATAGAATTTTAGTTGATGACGGAACTGATACTTTAGGCGAAATAAATAGATATAGAAAAGTAACTATCGGCAAAAGATTGAATAACTACGGACAGGCAGATTTTGATATATCAGTAACAGATGACAAAGCTAATTTAATTTCACTTAGAAAGAATAAAATTAAAGTTTATCGAGAATATGGAACGCAAACCAATCTAGTCTGGGCTGGTGAACAGGCGGTTAGAAGGTCTAATTTAGACTTTAAGGGCAATAACTGGTCGGAGATTACTTGTTATACATGGTTTGAACAGTTCTTCCATAGATACACAGAGGAGTTTGAAAGATACGAACTAGAGGACGCAGGCGATGTTATTGACACGCTTATATCTACAACACAGGCAAAGACTGATGGAGATTTTGGAGTTACAACAGGAACGATTGATACGACATACACTGCAGATATTATTTATCAAAACGACAATATTGGTGAGGCAATTTTAGGACTTGCTGATGGAGGGCTGGATTTTGAAATAACAGATAATAAAGTTTTGAATGTGTCATCAATTTTAGGAACTGACAAAACAAATGATGTAGTAATAGAGTATGGACACAATGTTACAAGCATGACTATTATTGAGGATTTTAGTAACCCAGTTAATCAGGCTTTAGTATTGGGCGAAGTAATAGACGAAGATACTTTACAAAGAATTGAACGAACCGACACATCGTCAAGAAGTGAATATAAGTTGCGACAGATGAGAATGAATCAGCTTGAACCTGCTATTCAATCTATTTTTGAGGACAAGGGAGATTCAGCTATCCGCAAGTATAAAGTGCCACTTATTAAAGTTGATTTTGATATTATTAAAAACTACACGCCGTCAATAGATCAGTTTACGGTTGGCGATGGGATACGCTTAATTGTTAAAAATGGAATATATAATATAGATGAAGAGTACAGAGTCTTTGAGTGGCAAGTAACATTTGATGAAAAGAATACAGAAAAACTAACTTTAATATTAGGAAAGTTCACATTATGAGTCTAAATTCAATTGAACAAGACAATATTCTAAGAGTAGTTGCAAGACAAGAGGAAAGAATACAGCGTCTTGAAGCGATGTTAAATGGTCAAGGAATTAGAACTGCTAGGATTGCAGACGCTTCTATTACTGACGCAAAAATTGCCTCACTGAGTGCTGATAAAATCACAGCAGGAATTATATCTGTCTTGGCTCAATTGGGCGGAGAATCAGGTGATAAAGCTAGAATTGAACTAGACGGAGAAAATACAAGAATTGTTCTTTATGAAAATTATAATGACTCTGCTAATCCACAAATTGTTATTGGAATTTAGAAATGCCTAAACAATTAAACATAATCGAGCGAGCAACACTAGCGAGACGATTACAACGCAATCAAAGACGACTAGATCAATTAGAGTCTTTATTATCAGGCATACCACTTCGAACAGTCAAGTTCGCAGATTTAGCAATAACTGACGCAAAAATTAAAAGTGTTGAGGCTGATAAAATCACAGCAGGAATTATATCTGTATTGACTCAGCTTGGTGGTTCAACTAGCGATAATACAAAAATTGAATTAGATGGCGAAAATATAAGAATTATTTTATATAAGGATAACGAAGGAACGGCCAATCCACAAATTGTTATTACAATCTAATGGCAAAAATTGACATTGCATTATCAGGTTACAATGCTTTAACTGAAACAAATCCAGATCATTTTTCATTAAAAGCTGATAAGGACAAGCTTTTGATTAAAGAGTTTTTAAGAGAAAGAAAGACGATTTCTACCACTAGAACTATAACACATAATTTTGGATATATTCCATTTTTTTTAACTTATACCAAACAAGCATATGGTGATAATTACATACAAGTAGATCACAACGCGTTTGAGGCAGCTGAATATGCTTATTCAAATACATCTAAATTGATAATTGGTGCACTGGGAAATGAGAGAGATTTTACTACCTGTGTTTTTTATGATGAGATTACTTCTGGTAGTCCTTCTTTTACAGAAGAAGGTCCAATGGTTAAAATTACTAATTCTGGTAAAAATGCACTAACTAGTAATAATCCTAATGATTATATTTTTCATTCTAACTTGAATACTTTAAAAATAATAAAAGAAGGAACAGCCACCATTAGCGTTAGTGATTATGGATATAACTCATTTAATCATAATGCTGGAATTTCTAATCCCCACGCTTTTATGGCTTTTGTTCAGTTTCCAGATGGTTCAGTCAGTAGATTGTCAAACAGGAATAATATTAGCAAAGATGGAAATTATAGTGTATCTTATACAACTATTTCATCATCTCAAATTGAAGCCTTTTTTGCAGGGGTTGGAACTTATAAAATAAAATATTATATATTTGAAATTCCTTTAATTGGCGATACTGGCAAAACAATAGATTTAGATGATCATAAATTAAGAGTTGCAAAAGCAGATTACAATGCTTTAACCGATACAGACTCTAACCACTATAGCTTTTTATCAGGGTTTAATACTTTACAATATTTTAATTCAGGTGGTAAAAGTTTAACTATTGAGGGCAATGGAACATTAAAAACAATGGAAACATCTATTTATCACGGACTTGGATATACTCCATTTTTTGCTTGTTTTACTAATGATATAGGAGAGTCTTATTATAATTCTATTCCTGTGAACCAGAATGCCATATATTTTACTGCTTGGGCTTCTGCTTATTGTGATGATAATTATTTATACTTTAAGTTTCAATATAATGGTACAGAAACTTTTACACAAAACTTTTACTATAAAATATTTGATAATGATCTTGGGTTTTAGTCTTGTGTTATACTTAATTTAACAATTATTTTTATATTATGAACTTCAAAAACTTAGCACTAGGATATGTGGCAACCGCTCCATCTCCAGCAACAACAGGCACATCACTCGTTTTGGGCTCAGGGGAGGGGGCAAGATTTCCTCAACCCTCAACTGATGGTAACTTTTATGTTACCGCTATGCCACCAGGCGAAAATCCAAATGTAAGTAATTCAGAGATTTTACAAGTCACTGCTAGATCAACCGATACTTTAACTATTGTTAGAGAACAGGGTGATACTACAGCTAAAACAATCGAGGCAGGGTGGATTATTTTACAATCAATTTACAAAGAAAATATTTTAGACGATGACACAATGGCAACTGCTTCTACAACAACTCTAGCAACGAGCGAAAGTACCAAAGCCTATGTAGATACTTACGGACAAAATGCTTCAATGGCTCGCCAAGCTGTTATCAATGGTAATTTTGATATATGGCAGAGAGGGGTAAGTGTAGCCTTGAGTGACGATACTCAAATATTTGAAGCAGATAGGTGGGCTGATTATGTGAACAAAGATGGTGGCACACTGCCAACACTAACACGGTCAAGAGAATTGCTAACAAGTGGAGATATTGCAAATGCGTTTTATTACTCAAAACTGACTACTAACGGAGCAGGATCATCTCTTGGTGTGAACTCACAAGGTGCGTACTATCAAAGAATAGAAAAAGGAACAAGATATTTATGTGGAAATGGTAAAAAAGTTACTGTTTCTTTCTGGGCAAAAAGCGATATTGCAGGTAAGAGAATATCCCCAACTCTATTGCAGACTTATGGTACAGGAGGCAGTCCATCATCAACAGAAATAATAAAAGGAACACCCATTACTCTAACCTCAACTTGGACAAGATATACTCATACATTTACCACCAATACTTTAGTGGGAAAAACATTTGGAACAGACGATAATGATTGTTTGCAGGTGCTTATTTACTATATGTGGGGAACTACATTTGGCAATTCTTATGTAGAAACATCTGTAACAGCAGAAACATTCGGCGGTGCTGGCTATATAGGCATTGCTCAGATCCAACTCTGCGCTGGTGATGTGGCACTACCATTTCAGCCAAAATCAACTGGAGATGAGTATCAGCTTTGTCGCAGGTATTATCGGTTGGGATCTTTGCTTGGAGTAGCCAATACTACCGCTTGGCTATCTATAAGTCTTGACTTTGGAAGTATGCCAACCAGAGTTGCATTAACAACTTCAAACTTCAAAATATATGCAACAAAAACGGCGGCTATTGCAGAGGAAGCTCAAGAAAAGTTAACTAAACCAGGAGTCGGAGATACTAATATCACGAAGAAAACTCTTTACTCAGAAAGCAATGCTGGAGCTATAGCGGTTGAAATGACCGACGCGGTTTTGACTGCAGACAAAGGATATTCTGGCTACTATGTAATCAACCAAGAACTTTAATAGTAATCAACCAAGAACTTTAATATGCCAAAAAGATTTTTTGCTTGTACGAAATTATGACTATGCCTAGAAAAAAAGCTGATGTGAGTACTACAATAGCGGTCATCTTAACTAAACTAGAGAATATCGAGCAAGATATTTCTAGCATGAACAAAAAATTAGAAAATAATTATATTACGAGAGACCAGTTTGAGCCTATTAAATCAGTTGTCTATGGGCTGGTGTCGCTGATATTGATCGCAGTCACAGGAGCAATCATATCTCTAGTAATAAAATAATATGAATAAAATACTCTACTTTTTCTCTTGGCTGACAATAGGTCTGGCAATCAGAGATATAAATGTTGTCTTAATAACCAAACCATTTGAGATAAGCAAATGATATTCGATCAATTCATTGAAAAGTATAAGGGTAAAGCGGTTGATTTTGATGGTTCTTATGGGGATCAATGTGTCGACTTGGTTCGTCAATATATAAAAGAGGTACTAGAACAACCCCAACCAAAGGGGGTAGTTGGAGCAAAAGACTTCTGGACTAATTTTGAAAGTGATCCAAATCTTAAAAACTACTTTCTCAAGATTCCTGATACTAAAGAAGCTATACCTCAAAAGGGCGATATTGTAATCTGGGGGTCAAACTACGGAAAATACGGACATATCGCTATTATCAACTGGGCAAATATCAATCAATTTCAGGCTCTATCACAAAACGATCCTCTGGGAGCAAAAACGATACTCAAAAACTACTCATTTAATTATGTGCTAGGATGGTTTAGAGTATTAAAAACTAATGACAATATGACAGATATCATCAAAAAGTACGGTTGTAAGACAATCGAGGAATTAGATGCCAAAATCATGGAGCATGTCGGCTTGGATTGGGGAAATGAAAACAACAACGACAATGGTTCATTCTTAGCTTCTGCAAGAAGAACGATCTCATCTTTAAGGGCGGAATTAGAGAAGAAACAGCTAGAGATAAACACCACCAAAAGCGAGTTAGTTGAGAAGTCATCAGCACTCAAACAAGTTAGAGATGAGCTTAGTAATTTTGTGGAAACTCTAGCTAAAAAGTTAGTCACCATTGTGGATAAGTCGGAAATAATTGGTGCAGTTGACAGGCTTTTGGATAACGAGAGCAACTTGCAAAAAAATGTGAATAACTTAGAAAAAGCCTATTCTTTACTGGAAAGTGAAAAGAAAGAGGAGATTAAATCGCTTAGAGAGTCAATCGAACAGATCAAAAGCGAGTACGAAAAGGCTCTTAAACGAGTTGAAACACTTGAAAAACGGGCTGTTGAGCTTGAATCAAAGGATGGAGTGGCAGAAAGCGAACAAGCCGTTTTTAAGGCATTAGAGAAGTTTATACAAACTATAAAAGGATTCTTCAAATGAAAGAAGTCTATAAAAATCACTTGCAAATTATTGCCTACCTTCTTGGCTCTGGCTTGTGTGCTTTTATTTTGCTTTATCTAACAAGGCTCCCCAAAGAATACAGTATTTTGCTTGCACCAGCTATTAACTATATCGCCTATGCCATTCAACTCGAATTAAAGAACGAGGGTATTGTCAGACACGGAAATTAGAATTGGCCGTCTTATTGAGAAGGGTCTTGTCAGCCGCACCTTAAGTATTTAACTTGATATCGAGAGGATTCTCAAGAATGAGCAAAGAATGGCAACTTGTCAAAGAGACTGAGGCTAATTGGATCAAAGATCGCCCAGTTATTGAAAAAGCTAACAGTCTCTTTAATGTTTCTCTGGCTCTCAGAGGAGAAGTTAGTGAGGCTTTAGAGGCTGTTGCCTACTACCTGCTCAATCCCACACGAGAACACCGAAAAGAGGTATTGCAGGAGCTTAGCGACATAGGTATTTACCTTATGGCTCTGTTCCGTATGCTGGATTCCGATATGATGGATGAAATGATGGAAAAAATGGCATATAACGCTACTAGATACATGGCGAGAGACTTTCAAGCAGGAAATTATCAAGAAATATACTCAGGGAGAAAAAAAGAACTGAAAGAAGAATGTTGGAAAGAGAAGTTTTACGCCCCCATTCCAGAGCCAAAGACAGGTCTGGAGCAGAGTTCTCATCCAGAACCAAAGAGTTAGCCAGACAATGCTATAGCTTTAGAACAAGACTTTCACGACGCTATTCATAATGGGGGAAAGTTTTTTGACGAGGAAATAAACGAATGGGGGGATATTGACGCCTTTGACGAGGACGATTACATATTTTTAGCCATTGCCCTCTTAGGGCTATCAGAAAGCGACTTTGATGCAGGAAATATACGTCAGACCAGAGTTCATAGACCAAGAAAAAAAAAGATTAGAAGAAGCAGACGCCGCCGCTAGTGAGACTAAAATTTTGCAACTGCTTATCAATGTTTACGGCGGAACTAATGTAGCTAATTATTTAATTTGGAACGTAGAAAGATTGAAAGAAAATGAAACTCATACAAGGTGATTGCTTAGAAGTAATGAAAGAGTTTGACGACAACTCGGTAGACGCAATAGTTACCGATCCACCATACGGACTTAGTTTTATGGGAAAGAAGTGGGACTATGATGTTCCAAGCCAGGAAATATGGGAAGAGTGTTTAAGGGTATTAAAGCCAGGTGGTTATTTATTGTCTTTTGCGGGGACTAGAACTCAACACAGAATGGCAGTCAGAATCGAAGATGCTGGATTTGAGATAAGAGATATGATATTTTGGACCTATGCATCGGGATTTCCTAAGTCTCTCAATATATGGAAACAGTTGAAGAAGAGGTGTA